GCATTGGCCGCTATGTTATCAGCGCTGATTGTGTTAGCTGCTATCTTCTCCCCGGTTATAGTATTGGCTGCTATGGCGTCTGCCACGATGCTCTCAGGGACAATCAAGCTGCCATCCACCACGGTTGCCATGGGTACTGTGACCGCGGCACCATTCTTGTTGAAGAAAACCAGCACATCGTCGTCCGTCAGGACTGGTACCTCGTCCCCAGTCTGGAGAACGTAGGGCTGAGTATAATCCCACCAGGCGAATTTCTTGTTAGTACTCCCATCGGCGACATTGTAAAAAATGCCCTTGTACCCGATATTCAGGTCCGACCAGGATATGTACCCGGTGGAGGGGGTGTTGCTCAATACCTCGAACTGCCGGGTCTTATCCCGAAGCGTACCGTCGAAGGTCAACAAGCAAGTAGTGTACTGGTCACGCTGTAGCGGTTGCCCGGATTGGTAGGCCGCCAGGATTTCCGCGTCAGAGCGGGCGATGTTGTCGATGCGGAGGTCGTCATAAACAGTATTACAATAAGTACTGTTGTATCCTAATCTAAACTCAGCAAAAGCACTAGGCATTATTGGATTATCAATATGCCCTCGCAATACACCATCAATGAAAATATCCGCATATTCACCATTCTTCCATCTAGCGACAAGCATATGCCAGCCATCTGGAAGCAGGGAATCATCCACCAATACAGCGTAAGGATTTCTGTTATCATCGTATATCTGAAGCCGCCAATTTGCCTCATCAGGTCTGTGCTGTATATTTATATTCGCGTTAGGATTTGCGCCCTGTACCTGCCAAATACGGTTATATTGCCCTGGCACTTGTCTACGAGCTATATCGTTAATATAAGCCCATACACTAATTGTCCCTTCCTGTGGGCTTAATACCCCCGCCGTGGGGATGGTCAGGGTCTCGGCTGCTCTTGTGCCGTCAGTAAAGGAGGTAGCGTAGGGTTTGGCTTCGAGTTGGAAAAATCTAACATAAACAACATCTCCAGAAACAAATGTATTAGTAGGCACACCAATAAAACCTGCTGCTCTCGATATAGCAGTTGCGGTAAACGTTAGGGTTACACGTTGCCACTCAGTAGTCAAAGTCACAGGAGTTCCATAAGCTGACTCTGCGGCGCTCTGTAAACGCACCTGCTTACCAACTGTGCTCCCCTCACCCTTAATTTCAGCAGACCAAGTATAGGCAACCCCAGTTGTGAGAGTGAAAGTTTTAAAAACAAATTCCCCAACAGGAGTTGATATAAACGTATATTTGCGGGTATAAGCATCTATAACTGTTGAAGCCCCGTTCGCCAATACCCAGCTACTATCAAACAAACTGGCAGGAGAACCAATATTCGTCGTCCCTTCCTCAACCATTATCCCCTGCCCGAATACGCCGTCCTCAAAACGAGGGACACCGGCTCTTACCGGTGTCCCGTCTTCCTTGTATGCAGTTGAATTTCTTGTGAATGTTGCCGTTACAGACATTGCCTCATCCCCTTAAAACAGCATGTGCATTGCTATGTTCAACTTCTCCTCGGCTATTGCTCCGGCTCCGATTTTACTGTTTGTCACAGCCCCGGAGCCTATTTTGGTCTCGGTAACGGCTCCGGTGCCGATTTTGGCACTGGTCACGGCGCTATCAGCTAACTTTGCGCTATCTACTGCATTGGCTCCAATTTTGGCATTGGTTACAGCCCCAGCCCCGATTTTAGTCTCGGTAACGGCTCCGGTGTCGATTTTGGCACTGGTCACGGCGCTATCAGCTAACTTTGCGCTATCTACTGCATTGGCTCCAATTTTGGCATTGGTTACAGCCCCAGCCCCGATTTTAGTCTCGGTCACAGCGCCAGCCCCTATCTTGCCAGAAGTCACTGCGCCATCCTTTATCTTGCCCTCAATAATAGCCAGCGCCCCTATCTTATCTGATATGACCGCACCGTTGGCCAGTTCCAGGGAGTCGATCGAGCCGCTGGTAATAGCTGCCCCATGCACCATTTTACCGGGAACTATTTGTATCCTCGCGATGCCGTTATCGTTTACCGCGACCAGGACATCGTCCTGTGTAAGCTCTGCCTTCGCGTCCCCAGTGGTAAATACCGTAGGGGCACTCAGCAACCAATAAACATACTTCTTGTCCGTGCTGCCATTTGTAATAGTGTAGGTGGTGCCCTTGTAAACAATATGGCACCCGGCCCAGGCGATTTTGCCAGCAGTCGGAGAGTTATTGGTGAAGGTAAACCCCTCTATCAAGTGCCACGGCAAGTTCATATCTAAAGAACCGTATTTGGCGTCCAACCCAACCTGCCTCCCGGCAGTTTCCACCATGGTCTTTATCCGATAATCAACGTCATGCAGGAGGGATACCATTCTGTCCTGGATAACCCTCTCCACCGCGCGCTCTACGACGCTTTCCAGTTTTTCCATAATACCCATCGTTGACCCTCCCTAATAAATCAAATGAGTTTGCCATTTTAATTGAGCCTCGGTAATCTCGCCTACTGGTATTTTGTCAGAGGTTATAGCTCCTGGTGCTATCTTCTCTGCCGTTATGGCCTCTTTGGCTATCTTCTCTGCCGTTATGGACTCTTTGGCAATTTTCTCTTCCGTTACAGCGCCCTCCGCTATTTTAGACATCTCAACTGCTAAATCCGCTAACTTGCTAGCGTCTACAGCTCCATCAGCGATTTTCTCCATAATAACTGCGTTTTCGGCTAATTTAGCCGAATTCACCGCCAAGTCCTTCAGTTTTAACTCTGAGATGGCGGCATCCGCTATCTGGAGCTCCTCGATTAAGCCTTCTAATTTTTCGGTTAAAAACGTACCGGTTTCAGTAATGTTCTCGGCCCGGTCCCAAACCTTGGCGGAATCCTTCAGATTAGCGACGCCGCCGCCGGTGGCAAACTTAACCTGCATTTGCAAGAAAGACAGGTGGCGCTCAATTTCCTTGAAGTTGCGATGGAGCGCCACCAGCATATCTTCGTTGATTTCTGTGACTTTAAACGGAAGCTGAATAACATCCTGCTCTCCAGCCATTTGCGATGTCCCCCTTTCTAGGATGCTGGCGGCGTCTTGACCCGAGGCTTCCTCTTGATTTTGTAGGGAATCATCAGACCCCTAACCTCACACGGCCCCTCTGTGTCGTGCACGAACTTGGGGGAAATATAGCGCCATCGCCCCCGCATTTCCCTGGGGAAACGATATTCCCTGGCCAAGCCATCGTTAGCGGCAGGCTCCATTTGGACGTAATCGTTGTAATCCAGAGCCAGCAATAAGGTTACCTCGTTCTCTGTATCCGGAGAATCCTCCACAAACGCCTTTTTCGCTTTCTTCAAGCGGTAGGCATCATTTTGGTCAAAGCTCCGCCCTACCCAATAAGCGCTTATGGGCTGCCCGAAGTCCAGGTATCCTGTGTCTTGTTGCACCACATGCCCCTCAGTCGCATGACCAGAATAAAGCACGGGGAGGTCTCCGGCAGTAAGAAACTCCTGAAAACATGAGGCTTCTATGCCGCTCATTGGCCAAAACGTGCCCTTTTCCGGGTTACAGGCTATTACCAGGTTGTTTGCTGTGCTTTCGTCAACAGGAAGCGAAAACCGAACCTGATTGCCCCAAGCGGTAACTGCAGCCCTATAAAGCTGACTTTTGTTAACTCTTTCCCATAGCTTGGGAATCTTCCCATCGGAAATATTAATAGCTTTGAGCCCGTTAAACTGATACAGGCCTTTTTGCCCCACAAAATAAACATATCCACCAAATTCCCTGGCAGCGAACGGGCCGGTGCAGCCCACATTATGTTCCAGCGTCTCCGAGCGAAAGTCATCTAAGTTGGTGCCCCTTAGCACATGGATTGAGCGGTTTTTGAATATCAATAGGGCATCCTGGTAAACCATTAAATTAGTTATCCTGTCGCCATCGCCATCGGCAAATGACCAGTAGTTAACGGGGGGCCACTCTTCTGGGTAGAACGATTCCGACCACCACACCTGCGAGGGTTTGTCGGACGGATTCACAAACAACTTCTCTTTATACAGAACGGGGAATTGCCCAAGTCTCGGGGCGTTGGCCAATGGGGTTGCCTCTGTGCCGTTATACTTAAAAGGTTGGTTTTTTCCATCAAAGCCTACCATGTAGTTAGCGCATGTCTCAAAGCAGACTGGGCCGCTTTCAAGGAGGCCGGAATATATCTCTATAAACACCTTGTTTATTGGCTCCCACCGATAAACCTTGCCGCCCGATGCAACAATAAGCTGCTTTATGTCTGGCTCTAAATAGAAGGCATACAGCCCCTGTATTTTGCCAGGCAAGGCGGCGCTATTGAGATATGCCTGCCCCTTTCTTTTGCGTAAGCGCCCAATCTCTTCACTTATAAAATTCCTGCAATCACGAGCTGCGGATTCCGGCAGGAGGTTATCGTCGATGCTGTCTATATAACCTCCGGAAAAGTCCATTATATTCCAGTCCTGGTAGCTGCTCATAAGCATCATCACCAACTTTCTTTACCGTGCAGCTCTTTTATGCAAAGGGACGCATACGGACCATTCTTATTCTGCTAGTTGTGGGCTGTATTTCTGCGAGCTGCTCAAGCGCCTTTTGCTTGTGCATAAAATACTCATTCATTTTCATTTGAGCAGTGGGGTTTTCTTCGTCGTCCCAGAATATGGCCCTGCTCGCCACGTAAATAGCTATGGGATAATGAAGAATCTCGTGGACCCCGGGCTCCCCCTGTAAATCAGTGAACGCTGGGGGCATAACGTACCCCCATAAAGTGAATGTCCCGGATTCCGCAAACCGTATCTCATTGCCTCTAATATCAAAGTCACCGTCGTAAAAAGCCCCATATTTGCGCCCGTAGTAGGGAGTGGGTTTCCCTTCTTTTTCTATTTCAAACACAGATAAAAACGAGCGCGGAAGGTCTACCCATGTATCTTTTTCGGCGTCCAAGGTGTGACTGGCAATGACCCCAGCATCTTTTCCCAGGTCCATTAAAATACACTCATTTATGAAGACGACCGCCTGGTTATCTTCAATGGCCAAGTCTTCCGTATGAAGCTCAGCGAGGGTTTTTATTTCTAATCCTGTCATTGTTTCACCACCCTAATAAACCTCGTTAGCTGCCTTCTTGAACTCAGAACGATGCTCCCTGGCCCAGGCGTTAATCTCCGAGCGCCTGCGGGCCTCCAGACGGCGTTCTCGCTCCTCGTTCTCTTGGTCTATTTCCCTAATGATTTCTCTAATGCCCCTGGTCCTGATATTAGAACGGCAAAATACCTCGATCATGCGGTCATCGAGGGTGTCATAGGGGACTGAGAAACAGAATGTATCGGTCTTGTTGTCCAGAGAATGAAGTTCAAACCTCTGGGTTTTGGTGTTGAAACATACAAAGAGGTTGGGGTCTATTTGCTCCAACCTCTCCGGTACTCGGGTAACGCTAGTTTCAACGATATGTCGCCAGGGTTTGATGCGCTCAATAATCTGGTGCCTTTTTATGCGTTTCAATGTATCACCACCTTAACCCATTGAATCGAAAACTGTAAGTCAAGGATATGGTTGCTGTCCTTGGGTATATATGGCACTTCGTAATTTGCCGTAATAGCTGCGCCCGCCGCAGGAGGGTCGTCGAACACCACATTATACTCCTAGAGGGGTTCATGGATGTCTTTTTGATACACCGTGATGTAGGGCGAGTAGCTGTGCCCCACGGCCAAGTAAGTCCCGTCCGGCGAGAACGCACAGCCGTAGCCAGTGTAGGGCAGAGCATCGAGTGCTGATAGCTTAGTGAACGAGTCGCCGTCTATTTCTGGCTCTGGCCTTGGTGTTGCCTGGTGCAATAAGGGATATTTCGGCAGGTGTTTAGGAGGGTAGGTTATTGGATACATACCCTACACCTCCTGCACCTGAACCGTGGTCGTTCCTGCGGCCGTTGGTGCTGACTCTGCGGTCAATACCACTCTGCCTCCTAAATATTTAGGGAACTTTTGGAATGGGCCATAGACCCCTTCCCCCGTAGAGGCGGCCACTTTGAAGCTGATCGCTGTGCCTGTGCCGTCCGCGTAGGGTGCAAAAGCATTAGCCTCGACTTCATGCTCAAGGGTCACGGTCAGTTCTTGGTCAGCGGTATTATTAATCCAAATCAGCACATCGCCATCGGCGGGAGATACCTCTATATTGTTGGTGGTATCAGTGCCATCCCATGTGATGGTTGTTTTGGTGAGTAATTCGACATTACTTCCAGATAGTTTAATACCATCAGCGATAATTGCATCGACTTTTGTCTCTAAGTTTTTTAATCTTGCCAGTAAAGTGTTAGCTGTTGGAACATCTTGCACCTCGCCAATAAGAGCATTCAACTCCGTCTGCTTTGCCTCTGTTGCTGGCGCGTCTATAATTTTCGCCAATATCTGAGCTAACGTTGTCTGGGTCGCTAAGTCTTTACTATTCAATGTAGTTAAAGCAGTTTCTACCCCGTCAATATGAGTAATAATAGTGTCTTGTTTTGCGCTGGTTGCAAAATCCTTCATATTTAAAGTAGTCAAACCACTTTCTATTTCATCAACATAACTAATAATATTGTCTTGTTTTGCTTCTGTAGATGCACCAGAAGGTAAGGCAGAAGAATTAACATCTACTTTCCCTATATTATTTGTTCCAGCAGGCAAAGGGTCTATTATTTTCTTTATACCATCAGTATCTAATATTCTCTTTATTTGTGCTAAAGTTGTTTGGGTTGCAAAGTCTTTGGCGCTAAGCGTAGTTAATAATGACTCTAGCTCATCGGTGTTGACGTTGATTGTGTCCGCATCAACCTTAATATCAGTAATATCAGTCTTAATATCAGTGGCCATGCTAAACGTTCCGTCTCCATTATCTATGAGCTTCAGGGGTTTCCCCATTAAATTAATATAAGTGTCCGCCAAAATGCCCCCTCCTTTCTAAGGGGGTGGTAAAACTTACCACCCAAATGCCACAATTCTAGCTACGGACTCGCTCTGGTCGGAGTTGTTTGCGACCTCTGCTAGAGCGGTTGTATAAACCGTTTCTTCATCTACCAACTCTGCGGTAGTCGCGAACCCCAGAATCTTAATTTTCTCATTAGCAAAGTCATATTCCCAGAACTTGCCTCCAGCGGGGCTCTGGGGCAGGACGTTTTCCACCACGTTTAGCCCTAACTGCTTAGCAGTCAAAGGGTAGCCGCCAGTTGCGTAGCTGGTATCTCCAGTTAGTTCAGCTACAACGCCGAACGCATTGCCGAATTTTATTTTTCTAATTAACTTCACATTTATGGCCATTTATTTATACCTCCCAAAATCAAAATAGAGGGAGCACAAAGCCCCCTCCTCGTAAAGTTGTCTATAAAGCCTGGCTTACGCCTAATGCTCGGTAATTCCAGTAATGAGAGCCTGTCCACGAGGACGCTGACAGCCTATATCACAGTATTTGACCAGAGTTGCTTCCCAAGCAGGGCGATTAGCTACTCTAGCCATGATGGAACCATCGCGATCCATCCAGTTGAAGTCTGCCATCTGGTACATAGCCCAGTCGTTTAAATCAAACAACTGCATACATCCAGAGGGAGTAAACCTATCTGCCACAAGCGCAATACCGTTGTAAGAAAGTGCTTTGAAGCCACCCTTCAAGTCCTGAGTATTAACGGTTTGCTTGGTGGCAGCCAGTAAGTCGATGTATGCCCGACGAACGCCGTGAGAAACCTGAATGTAATTAATAGCCGAAGCGGTTCTGGTTTCTACCAGGTCAATCATTTCCTGAATGGCGTTTTCAGATATTTCACCATTAAGAGCCTTTACCTGAGGCTTCAGCCAAGGGTAATCAGTTTTGCTGATACCGTACAGGGTTCCAGAAGTGCTGAACACCGCCCCTGTGCCAGTTAGCTCCTTGTTATAGTTGCCCGCCAGAGTTATAAATACGCCATCTGCAAGCTCTACGGAGCCTGAAATATCAGACGCAACGCTCAAGGTAATGGTGTTAGTCTGATCATCAACGGAGAGCACCTCGAGCTCAGTTCCATTGGTAACCGCTCCACTAGCGTTGCGTAAGTCAACTAACATACCCTCTGCTAAATGGATAGGGTTGTCCACTACTACAGTTAGTACATTGCTGCTGTAAGTGGCATCTGCGGCAACGGTGGCTATTTTCCCAGTTCCGTCGCCCTGTGCCTGTCTGGACAGGTCTAGCTTTGCGTCAGTCTCGCAGTCGGAGATTTCAGTCTCCAACATATTAGCGAAAGCACCTACGCTGCTCTTGGATGCCTCAATGGTTTTGTCGGTGATTCTAAACCGTGCGAAGAAGTTCTTGGTCTCCCATTTAGCCTGTTTTGTCTTACGGCTACTGGGGGTCGGCAGAAGACCATCATCGTCGCGGTTCCCAATACCTCCGGTGCGCCCGTATCTCATCGCCATAACGATTTCTTTACCGACAACATTCTCACTGGTTTTCTCGATCTGAGCCAGGAATGGACTGGCTTTATCGTTTAACTGATAACGAAGGCCGTCCAGATAAAATAGTTTTAGGGCTTCCGCTACCCTAGCTATATTAGTTCCAACATAAGACATAATTGCTTACCTCCTTCTGTTAACTCCCTCCCAACAAAAATGCTCTAAACGCCTTAGTAGCGTCCTTGACAGATTTGATCTCGGGGGGAGGTGTTGCGGGAGATGCACTCCCAGGGTGAGAACCAACCATAGTCGGTTTTGGTTCTTTCCCTATTTGCTCTGAATACGACTTGAGGACCATCTTCTGCAACTCAGGGTTCTGCGAAAGTTGTTGCAAGAACTCTGGGTTCTTTAACATATCCTCTATAGTCGGTTGACTGGCTTTCTCGGCGTCAAGAACCTCGCCCTTGGCCATCAAGTAGGCGGCTTCTACGGCGTTAGGCAGATTTAGAAATTCCGGAGGTTGTTGCTGGATTATCTCAGCAGCCTTTTCACGGAAGTTGTCAAAATCCGGATATTTTTGCCGTACTTCGTCTACCTTATTGTCCCAATAAGCTCGTTCCTTTTGTTGCTCAAAATACTGTATCACTGGCTCAAGTTGCTTGAGTTGTGGGGAGATGGTCTCATTTACGGTCCCTTGGAATAACTCCTGTAGAGCCTCCTTGGGGTTCTCGTAAAACTTCTCGAACCAACCCTCCATATCAAAAGAATCTTGAGGTGGTGCTTCTGGGGAAGCGACTGGTTCCTGAGCCTGGGGCTGGCGTGATTCAAGTTCCTGAATTTTTTGCATCAGTTCTTGAATCTGCTGGTTTTGTATGCCCATCTTGTTGCCCTGTTCACCGATTTTTTTCTCGGCATTTACATAGCTTTTTACGAGGGCATCTATATTAGGTGTTCCATCGGGATTGAGGAATTTCGCAGGAACCTCTATCCCGACATCTGTGGGTTCTTCTGCCGCTTGAGCCGGAGACACTTGTTGCTGGTCAGCAGGTGGTTCCGGTTCTGGGTCAACAAAAAATTTAGAAATCTCTGCTATGCGCTGATCTCTAGTCGCGCCCTCATAATCAAAAGAGGGGCTTTCGGTACTTGAGCTATCAGCGACTTCCGTTTCTGTCGATGATTGCGGCTCCGCTGCTACAGCTTCAGAGTTCTCCGCAAATAACTGTAAATCAAACGGGTACGAGTCAAACGGGTACATGATATTCCTCCTTTGCGGCCTTTCGGTTCTCGCATTTATTAAAAATAAGTTATTATTCTTTTGTCCGTGGCCCCCACCCCTAGCCAAAGCGCTGTTCGGACAATGTTATCCCACATGTTCCATTTATTTACGAGGCTTCTTCTTCGGACTCACCTTGCATCAATGGGGCAAGGGCTTGCATATGAGCAAACACATGAGCCTCGAAGATTTCTTCGATTTGAGGGTATTCTGCTACAAGCGCTTCATATTCGGTAGACAACCTAAATTCATTGTGGCGCTTTATGTGCAAGAAGTGAGAATCGTAGTGAACTGGCATACACGGATTACCATTTGCTAGTTGCCTATTCTCTCTCTCAGCCTTTGCGCTGTGAAGTTGGTCGTCATCGTCCACGCCTTCCCAATCAAGGAATTGCAGCATCTCCATAATTCTAGTTCGTGCCGGCCTGTCGATCACCCCAGTATCGGGGTTATGAAACAAGCCCATTCCTAAGAGGTCAAACACCATCTGCCTCCTCTGGGTCGGGGACTCAGATAGTCCTGAGAAACTATCCATGATAACATCCTCCGGTTTCAGGTCGGATGCAGTCCAGTCCATGACATCGACCACATTGTCCTTACCCGCTATGCGCACCAGACGAGGTATCTTGACAAATTGTTTGAGTAATCTCAGCCACTGTGACCCGCACTCTACCAATCCGAGCTCAATGTTGTTTGCGGTATCAGATAATCTGGTCTCGTCCTGCTCTAAAGCCAATGACATCGCTACGCCGGATTTAACACCGGGCGGTGCGTTAGACTGTCTGGATACTTCAGACACACCCGACAGAATAGAGAACTCGGTCAAGAGGGTCTGTTCCTCGGTTTCAAACGCCGAAGGGAGCGGCGGATTCGTTGTTCGCTGTGGTGGACTTGTTCCTGCTCTATATCTACAGATATAGCCAGGGGCGTTACCGCTGGCTTCTAAGTCCGCCATATCGACGATACTGTTCTCCTCGACTATCCATCCTCCGATGGCACAAGCCGAGAGGTATTCTGCCTTGCGGTTCCGCAGCGCATTGTATCTGCGTTGTAATGGAATCAAGCGCTCAATGATTGTTCTTCCCCAAAACAGCCCCGGTCGTTCTATGCAACACATCTTGACAAAAGGAAGCCCTAGTTTTCCGTCCTTGCCTATCTTGTACGGCAACGGACTAAAGCTCAGTAATTTATGATTGGCGACCACTATTAGCCGACCCATAGGGTATTTCTTAGTGGGAAGCTCGTGGTATTCCTTTACTATTACCGCCTCTTTTAGAGACTCCTTCATCCCGCTTGTATAGGTTTTTCCTATAAAGCCGCCCCCTGTCATCAACTCCTGGAGTCTGATAACCTTGCTTTCCTCTGGCGGGACATCAATCCCCCATATCTCCTTCACGACCTTTACGGGATAGATCTTGGCGTGAATTATGCTTTGGTTATCTTCTATTTTTTGATTATAGGGGCTTTCCGGGAATATCTCCGGTGCAGGACAAATTACCACCTCCAAGTCCCCTTCTCGCATAAGAACCGGTTGCCCAGTTGCGGGGTCTACCATGGGTTCACCAGTCTGGGGGTCTATCTGAGGAACCAGAGGTCCTGCGTCCGGGTTCCATATATTTTTAATGCAACAAGTTCCGGTCAGCTCGAGCCATCTAATAACTTCATGCGTTTTGCTGCGCATTTTTTGCTCGTGTTGCACCGACTGTAATAACTGAGTGCTTATCTTGGTAGCCCTAATATCGGACTTATCCGAACTGCCCGGTCTAACCTTCAGCACGGGGCGCATTTTCCCTAGCCTAGCCTGCCTAGACTCTATATTGGGAGCAATGTGATTAAAAACTTCACGCTGTTCGTACCAATAGTCCTCTGGGATCCTGTCTAGTGTCTGAGCTACTTCGTTGATCTGTACATATTGGTTGCCCTCAATAAAGGCTATATTTAGCCTCCATTGTAGCTCAAAAGGAATACGCTCCTTTTG